TAATCAAACTTTTGCCGGAGTCAAACAATGACGAACCAAATTGAACAACGAACGGAAGATTGGTTTGCCGATCGCCTGGGCAAAGTGACGGCCAGTCGCGTCGCTGACGTTATGGCGCGTACCAAGTCGGGCTACGGTGCCAGCCGCGACGCCTATATGGCGCAGCTGGTCGTCGAGCGAATTACAGGCGAACGCGCAGATTCCTACACCAACGCAGCGATGCAATGGGGTATCGACCAGGAACCGTTCGCCAGGGCCGCATATGAGGCCGCCAGGGGCGTTTTGGTTGAGGAAGTAGGGTTTGTGCCTTGCCCGCACCTTGAAAACGCTGGCGCCTCTCCTGATGGGCTTGTAGGGTCTGACGGCCTGGTCGAGATCAAATGCCCCAACACGGCTACGCAAATCGAAATGCTGCTCGAAGAAACGATCCCTGCCAAATACCTGCTGCAAATGCAATTCCAAATGTCTTGCACGGGTCGACAGTGGTGCGATTTTGTGTCGTTCGATCCTCGGATGCCCGAAAACGCGCAGCTGTTCATCAAACGCATCGAGCGGGACAACGACAAGATCGACGAGATCGAAACCGAGATTCTCAAATTCCTGCTCGAGGTCGACGCCAAGGTTCTGCAACTCAAGTCCATTGTTCTAAAACAAATCATCGGAGAATAAAATGTCTCGAATTTCAAAAGAAATCAGCTGCATTGTTGGCCAGTACACAAACCGCGAGGGCGCCCAGAAAAACCGTTACCAGCGCATCGGCAGCATCATCGAAACCAAAAACGGACCAATGCTCAAACTGGACGTCATCCCGCTGAAAGAGGGCGGTTGGGACGGTTGGGCCTATCTCAATGATCCACGCGATGACCAGGCGCAGCCAAAAGCAACGCCCCGGCATTTTGTCCATGATGATGACGTTCCCGATTTTTGATCATGCTCGAGCAACTTAAAACCGATTGGCGCGCCACGATTGAGGGCCGTGGCGGCCATTGCCCGTGTTGCGGCAAGTGGGGGCGCATCAACCCTGCGACGATGAACGAAACCCGCGCCATGGCCCTGCTATGGCTCTCCCGCGCCCATTGCGACGCAAACGGATGGGTGGACGTTCCCAAGGCTGCCCCTCGATGGTTAATGCGCGGCAAAACCCACACAACGCTGCAGCATTGGGCGTTGGTGGAAAGCGGAGCATCAAACGACACCGCCAAAAGCGGCAGCGGTTTGTGGCGTGTCACGGCAAAGGGTTTGCACTTTCTCTGTGGCACGATCAATGTCCCGCGCAAAGCGTTTATCTACAACAACATGGTTGAAGGATGGTCCGAGGAAACCACGTCGTTTAGGGATTGCTTTGGTCGCAAGTTTGACTACACTGAGGTAATGCAAGACAACTTCAACCTCAATGTACTCAAGATTAAATGACTGCCCACCCTGCCGTTCCGATTGTCTCCAGGGACGGCTTTGCCCCAGGCGCGCTACCTTTTCGTGGCTGCGCTTGTGGGCTTTTTTCCTTAAGGCAGTTCGAAATGCGGTGCGTCGATAAACGGCCGCTGGTTTTGTTTGCGCCTGGTGTCGATGTAATGGTTCATCGCTGCTTCCATTGATCCAGACCATTTGGTGATGTCTGGAACGTTCCAGGCGCCGCCCCAACGCACTGCAACCTTTAGTTCCTCAGCAGCTGCGCGCATTGCCTGGGCAACGTCGTCGTACAAATTCAGTTCCCAACAGGCTCGATTGTTGACGTAGGCTACCAAGTCCACGGCTTTGCCTGAAACGTGCTTGCCGCCGGTCTTTACCTGGCTGGCGCCGCTTGCAAATAGACGATCTTGTTCTGCCTGCGTGCGCAGTCCGCAAGTAACCCCAAAGTCAACGGTGCTGATCTGAATTGCGCGCTTAACAACGGCAATCAGATTTTCATCAACGCCTTGAAGTTTGGCTACCGATCGCTCAGACAGCGCAAATGTCATTTGTCTGGCGTCAATGCACCAATCAAACCAGCAACTCCGAGGCCGGCCGCAATGATTGCGTCAGCAACGCCAGGCGCTAACGGAATTCCCAACGCGGTCAACAACAACGTCAAACCGCGCCAGGTCGAAGGCTCTCTCAGTCGTTCAAGCAGATACGATTTCATAAATCCTCACTTGTGCCAAAAGTTTGCAAAATAACCCACTGCGCTCGAGGCCGCCGACACGATCGCCATACCAGCCCAAAATCCACCCCGGCCCTGGTTGGCCAGGCCGACCAGCGTCTCCAGCTGGCCTTCCATCTTGTCGATTTTCTTTTCCATCACGTCAAACCGACGTTCGTACTCCTCGACGCGCTGCCAAAGAACGCCGTATTTTACCAAGTCGATTTCAGGGTTTGCCATTTCATTCTGTTCCTAATGTCGGTTCAGTGCGCTGCGCTTCCGCAGCTGATGCTGCCACTGGTTTCTTTTTGCGGCCTACTTTCGCCATGTCGCTAATTTTAGATCCGGCGCCAGGTTCTAGGGATTCTCTTGCAAACTTACGTTCACGCGCTTGACCAATCAAACGCCTAGCTTCGCTGCCGGCAGGGTAGCCGATTGTTTTTAGACCAACCACATTCGCGGCGGTTTCAAGGCCGCCTGCTCCTTTTTCTGCCAGGTAACCAACCAGCGTATTGCTGTTGTTAACAAACGATCCTCGAGGCTGGAATTGAGTGTAGTTTGCAACGTTGCCCAAAGTGCGCAGGTAAGTCTGGCCTTCTGGGGTAAAAATTTGTTGCAAATTATTTACGTCATCCAGTTTCTTTAATGCTTTGTTGTAGTTTGCTTGGCTAAAATTCCCTCTGCCTTCGACAATTCCGGCCCTATCACCTAACCAGTTAATGGTGCCAGCAGCCATATGCTGGTGACCTTCTGAACCGGACCCAAGCGTGTCGACCATAGTTCGAACGTTTTTGTTGTGTCCGTTAATAACAAATTTTTCTAAAAATTTGTCGGCCGGAATTGTATCGTTGACTGCGGCTCGATATGCTGGATCTTTACGCAATGCATCGAATCTTTCTTTTGCTAATGATCGCGCAGTATCGGCCAACGGTTTTAATGCAGCCGTTTCGCCAGTCATTGGCAAATCTTCCAACGCTTGTCGTACCAAACTTGATGAGATTGCTGCGTTACCGTCACCGCTACGTTCCGCTTTGCGAATTTCTGCAGCCAGGTTTGTTCGCATTGCCTCAAACTGTTCAAACGTCATCGGTTCGCCAGATCGAAATCGGTCTAATTGTGATCGAATGCTTGCCGGCAAAAATTCGGTTTTTAATTTTTTGTGCAACAAAGCATCAGCATTTTGTGCAAGTGTTGCGCCGTCAACTGGAAATTGGCCGCCATTTGCATTTTCTAAAGCCTTGTAAGCATCTCGAATTTGAGTATTTCGTGCCTCATCAAGTTTTAAGTACGAATCAATTATTGACTGACTAGAATCAATGGTTTTTGGAGAATAAACGTCAGGCGCAACCCTTTCACGAATTGCTGGAACATTATCAACCAACGCTTGATTTTGTTCTTGTATACGATAAGCAATTTCTGGGTTGCTGCCTCGTAGATTTTGTTCTCTTGAAAGTTGCACTAAATCGCCAGTGGCTTGTCCTTGCAGCAATCGGACGGGAACCGGCAACGAATCCCCTTCAAGGTGGCGCAGGACCGTCGGCGTGTTTACTTTGTCCAACGGCATCGATCCGTACAACTGCTGGAATTCAGGCGTCGCGTTTTCCAATGCTGCGCGAATCATCGTCGGATTCGAAGTTGCGGCCGCGCCAACACTGCCTCGAGTTGGTTGTGCATAGGGCGCCAGCTGCTGCGCCTCGGCTGCGGGCGGTGCAAACGTCGGTGCAGGCGGCCGCGTAGGCTTTACCGTGCCAGGCGCAACTGCCTCGACAACGCCACCTACTGCTCGCTGGATAGGCTCCGGCGTCAGGTATTTGACTGCTTCGCCGGCGTAACCTGCTTCGCGGCCGATCGCTTGGCCAACTTTAGATTTTGCAACCCCTTTGACTGCGCCAGGCACAAGAAATGTTGCCTGGTTAATCATGTTCTCGACGTCTGCTTTTGGCAGCGTGATGCCCATGCTGATCAGGCCGTGCTGGATTGCATCGATGCCCTCGTTGATATGCGTGCCGACGTATTCCATGGCTCGCCGGCTTGCCTCGCCTTGGTACTCTGGCGTTTTGGTAATGCCCAAAGCAGTGCCAAGAATGTCTTTAGGGCTGGTTGTCTCGGCCTTGGCCTTGGCTGCTGCCGCTTCTGCCGGCATCTGCTGGCCATAGTACGCCCTGGCCAACGGATAGGCTGCTACGTCCAAACCCCCGGTCACCGCATTGAGTCCAGTATCGATTAGGCTGGCCGCCGATCGGCCGGTGCCGCGCAAAAATTCGCTGACCTTGCTGGCCACCTTGCCGCCAGTGGTTGGTGGCGGTGGCGCCGTCATAGCGGTCTGCACTGCGGCATCGAGGTTCGACAAATCCATGCCGCCCATGGCTGGCTCAGGCGCGGCCGAAGCAGCTGCCGGTCTCGTGGTTGGCGCTGCCGGCTGTCGACCATAAACAACTTGCGGCCCATTTTCAAACTGCGTAATGCCCGCGCTGATCTGGTGGCGCACGAGCGGATTCGATAAATCAATTTTGTCCGTTGGACTTAGGCCGGTTACTTTTGCAACATGGGCGATGTAGTTGCGAGTCGCTTCGGGACTATTGCCTGGTGCGTTGCCTGGCGACCAAGTGTTGATGACGCCTTCGATTGTGTCGATGCCGCGCTTGCCGTATCCCGCCAAGTTGCGATCGAGCGCCTGTAAACCTTCCTCCATCGACTGGTATTGGGCCATCTTGCCGCCAGGCATGAGCGCGCCTGGATTGTTGGCTCGCATTGGTGCCGGCATCTGCTGCCGCGCTGCAGGCGCAGCTGCAGGCGCTCGACCAGGTTGCTCTGGCTTGCGACCAAACGCCTCGTCGACGGCTTTATCTAGGGCTTCTAATTCCATGATTATCGTCCTTCGACCAAGCGTTTCACATCTTCAAGTTTGCGCTTGAGCGTTTGGTAACCCGGCGAATTCGGCCCGCCAACTTGGGTAACCACCTCCCTGATTGCTTCCTTGTCGTTGTTCCGCAACCCATCGTATAAACGCATGGCGTCGATTCCTTGCGGTCCTAACGTTTGGATCCAACGCTGCTGAAATTCTGTCGACGAAAATGGGTTCCTGGTGCGCTGAAATGAATTTTCGATGCCCTGGTTAAACAATTCGGTCGACGTTGCCAAGGCACGGTTGACTCGAGCAGTTGCTTTGATTGCTTGGGGCGTCCACTCGGTTGTTCCCGCCATTTGTCCGGCAATGCTTCGGGCTGCGTCTGTGCCGCCCAAACCCGACGAACCAGCCAGCTGCGCGGTCTGCAACGACATATAATGACCCAACTGATTTAGGTTGGTGGCGTTGTCGCTTGTGAACGGCAAAGCAGCGTATCCACCAGTCAACGCGCCAAGAAAATTAGCGCCTCGGCCAGTCAACGTTTCATCTGCCAGTTTGATAATTTGATTGTTATTAAACTGCTGCATCGGCACGGTCGCAGCATTCTGCCGAGTTGCATTCCGAAGTTGTTGCGCTGCGTCGAACGTTGCTTGCGATTCCCCACCGAGTCGCATCGGTGCGTTGGGCAACGGAGCATTTGCCTGCGGCGCCATTGGAACATTCGGCTGCGGTGCCATTGGAGCAGTTGGCGCAGGCGGTTGCTGGTACAAATCCGGCCTTGGTTCCGCTTGGCTTGTCCCAGGAATTACATTAGGCAGCGGCGTCATCGTTACTTGTTGAGGGCCTACTGGCAACGTTTGAGTGCCACCCATGCGCGGAGGATAGGTCATTGTCCCGGTCGGCTGCGGCGCTGCCATGCCGCCCTGCATCGATACACCTTGCCCGCCTGGCATTTGTGCTGTTGATACGCCCGCTGGTATTGTCACCTGGCCGACAATTCGTCCGGTTGAATCCTTTACGTTTGCAATCGGATTGCCCGCCAGATCGGTGGCTCCGGTTGCTTCCATCATTGAACCTGGCGGCAATTCTGCACGCGCCAACGCTCCACCAACAGTTTGAGTGGGCGCCATGCCGCCAACGCTCGGTTGTGTAACGGTTGGCAAAATTTGCGCGCCGGTGCTAAGTGTTCCAGGCTGCGGTCCAAACTTGCTTTCTTGTTCACTGACCGGCAGCAATGTCTGTGCGCCCGTGATAGCCAGCTGCGACCAGTTAGTGTCTGGCGGCATGGTTTTCCATATTTTTTTGTAAGCATCTGACAATTTACTTAAATCTTTATTGTCAGGATTGCTCGCAACCAAATCATCGAGGGCATTAAAATAACTGGTTCGGTCATTGATTCCTGCTTTTCCAAGGATGTTGAACACTTGGCCGACCATGCCGCGCTGCGATGCGGTCAAACCTTGCTTCGCAGCCAACGCCTGCGTTTGCGCGGTGGACAAATCAGAAACGTTTCGCAGAACCTCGCGGCCGGTCATGGGCGCCAGGGCCGGTACCTTCGCGTTGATTTTCTCCATGTCAATGCGACCTTCCGTCTGGAAGTTGTCGGGATTGCTAAAGAAATCCTGCAGGGCCACCCGTTCCTGGTTGGCTTGGTTTTCCTTCTGATAGGCGATTCCAGTGCGGCCAATGTTGATCAGGTCGGCCGCCTTGAATTCGACCGGCTTAATCTGTTGCGAAGGAAACGAAGTAAAAAACTCTGCCATGTCGTCACCTTATCCTAGTGATTTGGCCAGCATCGCAGCTTGCAGGAAGTTGTTACCGATGTTGGCGTAAGCGTTCGCCTGGCCAACCTGGCCGGCGCCATAGGCCGTCGCGCTGCCGATGCCTAGCTGGCCCGCTGCGTTGGCGAAGTTTGTGCCGGCTGCGTTTGTTGCGCTCTGGCCCGCCTGGCCAATCCCAGCGATGCCCGCCAAACGGTTGTAAATGTCACCTTGCTGCGCTCGATAGTTAGTTAGCGCGTCCTGGTAAGCGTTTTTGGCGTAGTTCTCGGCAAACGTAATGCCCGACTTCAACACGTTCGAGCCGCCGCCGCCGACGTTCGCCGTTTGCCGCGCAGCGCCCAAGCCCTGGTTCAGCATGAACTCATAATTGGGCGCCAGGTTGGCGTTCAGATCGGCATTCGTGAACATTCGCGTCAGCTGCCCGCTGCCGGTTCCCATTGTGGTCGGATTGCCAGCTGCGTCGTACTGCTGATATTGACCAGGCAGCATCGACTGCAGCGTGTTTAACGCCCCGTAGCCCGCGCCTCGATAGGGCGCCTGCTGCTGGTTGATGGTCTGAAAAATGTCACGCTGCAGGCCGGTCGCTTCATTTGCAGCGTTCATTTGTGCGTTGGCTGCAGTCTTGGCGGCTTGCCCTTGAGAATAAGAACCGCCAACCATTCCACCAATGCCGGCGCCAATCGCCGCGCCAGTCAACGTGCCAGCAACCCCATAACCAAGTCCTGCGCCAATTGCTGCTGCTACAAACGTCATGTCGTTTCTCCCAATTTTTTCAGATCTGCAACGATCGACTTGAGTCGGTTGCCAGAATCAAACAACGCTGCGGCATCTGGCTCGACCAGATCAACCTCGATCTTATCCAGGTCGGTTTCATCCGTCTTGTGTATCGTGATGCCAATCGAGTCTTGCGTGGCCAGCGTCACGCGCTTGGTGCCAGGCTGGCATTCCACCACGTCGCCGGCTTGCAGCTTTCGCATTCCGGTTTCGGTCCAGGCGATTATCTCTCCCTTGGCGCACAAAAAAAAGTGCGGCTTTTTGTGAATTTTGCCAACGATCAACGTGCCGGCCGGCCGGTACACCCGACGACAGTACATTCCAGGGCTGAAAAAATGGTCGGTTTCGAGTTCAATCTGCGGCATTCTGACCATCTCGGCCTGCAGCCGTTCGATTTGCTCCTTGGTCGGAACGTTTGCGATAACGTCAAGTTCGTTCAAAAGTTGCCCCCGCCGATGCCAGTCAGCGCTGTTAGCAGCGTAAACGTGCCAACTGCCGGTGTCACGTTGCCGATCACTGTGTTGTTGATCTGGCCGCCATTGATAATTGAGTAATTGATCGTTGTTGAAATAACGTTCGGATTTTGCAGCCAGATAATCCATTCCCGCGCTGGTCGCCCTGTTTGCGGGTCCAAAAACTCCGACTGCGGAAATCGGATGTTTGTAAAATTTTGCGTGTTGGGCGCGACCATCAGTTGTCACCTACTGACGCCTTTAGGTTTGCCGACACAATGACTGCTTTTACCGGATCGGTAATTGCAACCTCAAAAATTCGATCTCTAGACCAACCTAGCCGGCGCCACATTGCGCGGTTTTGGTAGCGGCCAATACGGCCAATGCTGACCCAATGCTCGTTCGACCAAGTGGAACCGCCATCGTTTGACCAACGCAGCATTGCCTGCGGGTCGTTGCCTTGGCCAGTCGACAGGCCAACGCCAGGCTGGAATTGGATCTGGAATTCTTCGAAAAACTGTCGCTGCAAGTCACTGGTCAAATGAATTGCTCGCCGCAGCCGACGGATTTTGGCACCGTTGTCGGTGTACACCGTGTTATCTAACGCATAAATTTTGCCGTTTTCGTAGTCGCCGACAAGGTTGTAGCCGGCAAAAAAAGCAGCGCAATTTGATCGATGCCGGTAGTAGCCGGTCAAGTCGTCCCAAGATAACCACTTGTGCCATAGGCCAGTGGCCAGGTCAAACACCCAAGTCAGATCAATTTGAGGAAACGTCACCACATAAAACTCGTGGCCCTCAATCTGATAAGTGTATGCAACTGCGTCCGATACGTCGACGCCGACCAGGCTTTGCTCAACGGCGTGCGTTGACAATCTCTTGAACTGGTAGCCATTGATTGCGCCAATGATCGACTGGCCTCGAGTGTCGCGGCTTACAAACATAAACGATTCGCCGAATCGCGCCACGGAATACGCTGCCGCGCACCCGTGTTGCATCGTGGTGCCTGATACTCGTTGAAACGGAAACCCCGTGATGCCCTCAATTGTGTTGCCGACGTCAACCCAAACTTCAGTGGTAACTTCGCCGAGCAAATACACCTGGCGATGGTCAACGATCAACGTAATTAAAGTGTCTGGCGACCCGTCTTTTGACCCATAGTTTCCTGTCGTCGAGACAGCCAAGCCCAAGTCAGTCACAGCCCAGTTCTGCGTTCCTGGCTCGTTGTAGGCAATATAGTTATCGACCGTATCGCAGGCCGTGGCACCAGCCCATAATCCATCACCTAAGGGCAGTTGGACAAACGCTGATGTGCCGGCAATCCAAATGTAACGATTCACGCCGTCGACAATGTACGCCGTCAATCCGTTGTTGGTTGTTACGTTGTCAGTAATTGCGACCGGACCCGTGGTTGTGGTCAATAAGCCAACTTGCGTCGCAACAAATGAGGTTGTGATCGAATAGACTCGGTTGCCAACCACTGCAATTAGGTATTGGCTGCCTGACAAAGCGCGCATCCCGCGCACTGGCGCCTGCCACAGTGCAAGTTTTTCGACCAGCCCTGGGGTAGGGTATAGCGCAACGATGCCGCGCTCGCCTGGTGACTTTGTAGGGTCTGTCTCAGGGTAGAAATTGATGCACTCTTGGGCATCCTGATATATCGAGGGCGCCTCATAGGACGCGCCGACAAACCCAAAGTCAGGCATTAGCAGAACCCTCCGTCCATGATCCAGCCGGCGTCTTTGCTCTTGCCCCAAAGCAGCTGATCAGGGTAACGCGCCACCTGCGGCGGCCGCATATTCGTGCGCTTGATTGTCGACTTGCCCTGCGCTGCCAGCGCCTCGATCTTGGCCGCCATAAGCTGGTTGGTCTTGCCAAACATGGGCATAAGGCGCTCGGCCAGGCAGAACCGCAAAGCGTTGACGTAGCCAGGCGGGAATTGAATCTCGTCGGTCAGGTTGGCGTACGCTTGGAATTGCGTGTAGGCAAACAAGTGCATCTCGCCCTGGGCAGGATTCGGCCAAACGTAAATCGTGCCGAGCAGTTCCGAGGGCTGGTAATACACTGCTTTCGGCCAGGGACCGTTCAAAGCCTTTAGGCCGATCATTTCGTACTGCTCGAGCGCAAACACCGTGACCGGGTAATCGAGGCCGCCACCGTAGATTGGAACACCGTTGCTGGTCGTTGTGACGCGCACAAACGCCGATTCGATTGTCAGTGGCCGCTGGTAGTAACCGTTGATCGTCGTGCTGGCCACCGTCTGCGACTTGTTGACCAGGTAGGTCCCGCCCTCGTTGACGTTGCCGCCGGCGCCCGTTTCAAATGCAACGATTTTCGTGCCAGGCGTTACGCCGGTGCCAGTCAGCGTTTGGCCGATCGTGATCGCGCCTTTGGTGACCGAGTTCGCTACAACAGTCAAAACCGTGCCAGCGATTGATCCCGTAAACGTCGATCCAACCTGGCCGCCAGGGCCGATCGTGTACTGGATCTGGTTTTGAACGACAGGAAAAATGATTTCGGTTTTGTAGAAAACCATCATGTTCTCGTTAGACCATTGATCCAACATATCGTTCATCATGTCGAACCCGTCTTGAGCCTCGTCCGCTGTTGGCACTTCGCCAGCGGCCAAAGCGCCAATGTCTTTCATGGCGCGAGTAATAATGTCAAACGGGGTTGTCATTTTTAGCAATCCACGGCGTCTTTGAACGCATCGATGGTTTTCAGATAAACGTAGGCTTGCGCGTCCCACCGCTCATCGTTGACCGGCACAAATTTGTATTCGTACTGTTCCATGCACGGATACAACTGTGCAATTTCTTGGTTTGGAAACACATCAACATAAATTGTTAAGCCATTTTTGTTTCCAACGATGTTGCCAACGCGCCAGTATGACGAAGGCAAATCAATGCCGGTTTTTGTTTTATATGCTTTTTTGAGGGCCATTTTTGTTTCCTTTCAATACCACAAGTATTCAAAACTTTGAACAAGAGTTGACGAACTGCCAGAAGCCATTGCTAGTTGAATGTCATTACCAGATCGCGTGTAAGTTCTTGCTGGCGGTGAACCATATAAAGTTGTGCTGCTAAGAACAACGGGCGCTTTGTTGTATCCAGTTATAACCATGTCCATGTAACCCATACTTCCGTCATCACCGGCTACCAATAGCATGACCGGATTATTTGGGCTTGCGTTGAAAGAAGTCCAAATTGTTGTTGCGGAAGTTCCAACAATTGATTTTAATAAGCCCCGATACGTTCCTTTTGCGGCCGTAAGCGAATTGATTGAGTTAAAATCACCGGCGCTGTTGACTGACATTTTTCGGCTGCCGCCAGTTTGGAACCAAAAATCACCGTTTGGATGGTTGACGCCAGTTGTCCAAGTTGCTACGCCACCATCTTCATATTCCATATAAACTGATGCGGAATCACGATATAACTTAAATGGATCAGACCTTCCCGCGTTGATAAGAATCTTGTTCACCATGTTGTCGACGATCGTGGTGTTGCACGAATTGCCGAACATGGCGCAATTCGCACCAGTTGAACCATTGATGATGCCGTTGGTATTGTTGTTTGCGGTGTTTCCAGTAAATACTGAATCAGCAACGATCCCTTGGGTTAGCAAACCATAAGGATAATCACGAACATTATTTCCAATTACGGAAGCATCAATGATTGCACCGCCAGCGCCATTGTGAATCAAACGAATAGCGCACGCGCCTGGATCGCCAGAAGAATCCCAATTCTGCACAGTGTTTCCAATGATGCGTGGAGCATACATTACTTCGTTGTTATTATTTTCAATTCGAATTGCATCGCCGGGAACATACAACAACGTGTTGTTTTCAATAATTGTGTTTCGGTTTGAACCGCCTCCTTGTTTACATAAGATCCCGTATCCCAACGAACCAATAATTAGGTTGTTTCTGACCATGCAATAGTTGTTGTCGAACTCGATATAAACAACAATGTAGCCGTATGGATAAACCGTGCCGGCTTTATTGTTGTTATACAACAAACTATCTTCAAGGATCAGGTAGTTTCCAGCGTTGTAGAACGAAACCGCTTCAAAAAAAGAATTGCAAATTACACAGTTGCGAATCGTCGTGTGCGATACTGCCTCCAGACGAATGTTGATCTGATAAGCATCATCGGCACCTTTGGCTGCAATCACCATCGTTTTTCCAGACTCCTGCCCGGTAATGGTGTCGCCAATATTGAAAGTTCCGGTAATGGTTTTGGGTTCAAGCGAAACGCCCGAGTTTGTAAATGTGCCGCTTGCAATGGCGCTGCCGCCACTACTGCTGAGGATAATTTCGCCACTCAAAAATGTGCCAGACAATGTTCCGGTTAACAACATATTGCCTTCCTGGCGAAGGTTTTTGTTGCCGTTGAATGTCAGATTTTCGACCAAACAATTTGTGGCAGCATAACCTGAAAAACCCCCGTTAATAAGCGCTTCGCGTTCAGTGTAGTACGATACAAAATCCGGCTTGGTTAAACGATTGATTGTGCCACCGGCTGCACGAGCCAATGGATAATATGGATAAAGGGGATAACCCCAACCTAAAATATTGTCGATACTATCAGGGTGCGCCAAAAGAATGGATGCGTCACGATCTTCGCCCAAATAATGGATGTTGGACAGCATACTAATCGCGTATTTAACTGCATAAGTTCCGGCTGGAAAATACACAATACCGCCACCAGCATCATGCACAGCTTGGACGGCATTTTCGATGGCTTGCCAATCATCGGTCGTGCCATCACCAGTTGCGCCAAAATCTTTTACGCTAACCCATTCGGTTAATTTGTCGTGAACAGTACGTCCAATCGCGTTTGGCAACAATGTGCCGTTTCGCGCTTGTTTGAAACCAACCAGCGCATCGCCTTTGGCAATATTAGTTGTGTTTGCCAAATCATTAAAGACTAATGCTGCGTTGAAACTGTTAATGCCAATCAGGTTGTCGTAAGTTCCAAGCAAACTACCATCACTTGTTTTTAAGACAAATTTGTAGGAAATTCCATCGGTAATCCAAATTTCACCAGTCGGAACACGTCCAGCAGAATCCAAAACTATAGGATTTGAATGTGCAATGTTGCCAGCCGAGGTAGTGTAAGTTGCTGTTAGCGTTGTGGTTCCAGCCAAGTAGGTATAGATTAAACCACCAGTCAGCGGAACGCCATCATTGTTAAATAGTTGCGCCGCTGCGCCAAGAGCTGGTGCAAGATTGACACTCATTTTTTATCCTTTACATGGCTGAAATGATAAATGCAAGCAATTCTTCATACCTGATACCGCGCAATGTTTTTTGCACACCGCCTTCGACGGAATCGGGGTAAGTTTTTCTCACATTGACCATTCGTGTTTTTTTAATTTCCTGGCCGGTGGTAGCGTCAAATTCACCATCAAAGTAAATTTGTTCTTCGTCTTCCATGCGTTCCCACCAGGTATCGCTGCAAAACAATCCGTATTCGCTGGCGTTCAATCCATGCGCCTGGAATGTTTGTTCAATCTCTTGGGCAATCACGCCAAAGTGAATGCGGGCGCCATCACCTTTTTTCTGAACCGCCTCATTAAATTTGAATGCCTTAACTTTGGATTTGAGTTCCAAAGCAACGGTTTTTTCGATGTTTGACAAGTCCCGAATTTGCTGTTTTTCATTGGCGTCCGACGTATTAATCGTGCCGTTTCCGGCATAAACAGTTGACCAACGATTTGATGCTTTACCCAATGTTCTTGCATTGTCAGCACTAGGATAAAAACCTGAAGTTGACATTTGGTATTGAAGCGTTCCGCTGCTAATATAAAAATCAACAGAGGAATCTTCATTGCATCGGATCATTTCGCTGCCATAAGCCGTCAACGACAAAGAACCGCCGCCTGGACAATAAATTCTACCGCTGGCTGAGTTTACTGAATTGTTAAAATAGTGAATTGCGCCTGAAGCGTTGGCCATATAACTATTCGCAACAACTGTTGTTCCAGTAATTGCTGCTGCAGTTGTTTGGCCAACGGTCACGCCGTTGATGGCGCTTGACCAGGTAGGGGCGCTGCTTCCGGCCGATTGCAATAATTGACCGGATGTTCCGGCAGCGGTGTAAGCATGGGCCGTTCCTGTTCCATAACCAACGCCACCTGATGTTGGCGTGTCTGTGCTGTTTGTGCCGCCGTTGGCGATTGGCAATGTGCCGCTGACGTGCGTGGTCAAACCCACTTTGCCCCAGGACGGCGCGACGTTAATTCCTCCTGAAATGAGAGCGTTGCCTGTTGCCACGTCGGCCAACTTGGCCAGCGTGCTGGTGGTATCGGCATATAACAAGTCGCCCACTGCGTAACTGGTAATTCCCGTGCCGCCAGCGTTTGCCGGCCGCACTTTCCAGCCAATCACCTGGATAGCGTTTGCGTTGTCTTTGTAAAACAGCTTGCCGTCGGTGATGTTGATGGCAAGTTCAGATCCTAGAGTGCTGTTGGTCAAGTTGCCAACAGCGGGCGCATTGCTTGCGGTGCTGCTACTGTATAACAGAATTGGGGTAAAGCCAGTCTGTGCCATGTCTTAAATCTCCGGCGTAAACACCTGGGGCAGCCAGGGCATGACAACCTTGTTATTAGCACGCTCGGTCAGCGCCTGCAGCTGCTCCTCGAGGCGCCCCGTAATTTTGTGCGTTGAATCAATTCGCGTCGTGCCGTCCGGCAGCAAATAATTTGTCGGCTCGGACGCCTCGGCATCGATCCAGCTGATGACATTTTCCTCGGTTACGTCCACAAACGGAATAATCAGCACTGGTTCCTTGAAATGCCACCAACCTTCCGTCGAAACCTCGGTTTTGTCGGTTTTGACCGTTACCAGGTATTTCGCCTGGGTAATCAAACCATTGGTTGCTTCAATGTCCAGAATTCGCCACGCAAAATTCATCAGAAATTACCTCCACCTGTTCCACCTGTGACGGTCAGAACGCCGGTCGATGGGTTGAATTTGAGTTTAGTGCTGCTGACCTTAGCCGGCAAATTGCCCGTGTTGGCCGTTACCCAAGTCGGATACATCTCTGCCGCAGTTGCAACGTCTTCAGTAATTGCTATGTTGGTAGCATTTGCGGCCGTGCCCGTGGTGTTTTGATTTAACGTTGGAAAATCCGCCGCAACTGCAATCGACAAAACGCCAGTCGTAGTCGTGTTTTTTACAATTCCCGTACCCAACGCGCCAAGGAATTGAGCGCCTGACAACCCTGCGTCGGTTGTACCTTGAACAATAAATTTATTGCTAAACGCAACGTTTGCGCTGCCGTCGACGCTGTTGCCCGCCAATGTCCTGGCGGTCGTCCACTTGCCTGCACTGGTTGCCGTGGCTGCGTTGCCACCGATCGAAAGGCTCGAGGCCGTGCCTGTAAGGCTCGTTCCTGCCCCACTGAATACCGTGGCAGATAACGTGCCGGTGCTTGGCACAAACGACAATTTTGTCGACGAAACCGTAACCGGATTATTGCCACTCGAGTTGGCCAGGATTGTGGGATACCACGTTGCAGTTGACGACGTGTTATCGGTGGTTGCCACATTCGTGGCATTGGTCGCCGTGGTCGCCGTCGTGGCGCTGCCGGCGCTGCCGTCAATGTTGACGCCGGTCAGCGACTGACTCGCGCTCGAGCGGTTCAGCGCGATCGCCGTGGTGCCGATGTAAACCGTCGAGTTGCCCAAAACGCCCGAGGGAATCGTGCCGGACAGCTGGCCCGCAGGCAGGCTCGTCAGGTTTGCGCCCGATCCACTAAACCCGGTCGCGGTCAGTATCCCGGTCGACGGGTTAAATTGATACTTGGTCGATGCAACGTAGTTGGTTGTTAGGTTGCCCGTCGTTTGATTGGCAAATAGCGGGTACCTGGTTGCGTTGGTCGTCGTGTCGTCTGTGACCGTAGCGTAAGCAACTGGCGTTACCCAGGACGGCGCGCTCGTGCCGTTTGACTGCAGCACCTTGCCCGAATCGCCAGCGCTGGACGCGAGAAATGCCGTTGTGCCTGATGCCGATTGGTACGGAATGCTCGCGGCCGCGCCGCCTGCCAGGTTGGTCGCAGTGCCGGTAATATTGATTGCCGCCGTGCCAGTCAAGTTTGTAACAACGCCGCTTGATGGCGTTCCCAAAGCCCCGCCATTGACCACAAAAGCGCCCGCGCTGCCCGTATTCACGCCCAAGGCTGTTACCACCCCGGTGCCGGTTGTAATCGTGCTAGGCGCCGCGCCAGCCCCGCCGCCAACCATCAAAGCATTGGCCGCCAAAACCGCTGACGATGCCCAGGTCGTGGCGCTCGAAAAATAAGGAATGCCGCCGCTTGTCCCCGCGATCGTCAGCGCTAACGTTCCCGACGATGTAATTGGAGAACCACCAACCGAAATGATGCCGCCGGTGAATGTTTGAGAAACCGATGTAACGGTTCCCACCGTGGGCGTTGCCCAGGAAGGAACGCCAGCTGCCAAAGTAAGAACCTGGCCATTTGATCCAGGCGCCAAAAATGTCGTGGTATCGGCTGCGCTTTGGTAAGGAACCGAACCCGTCGCGCCATTAGCCAAGTTGGTGGCTTTTGTGGCCGTGCCAGCGTTGCCCGTTATCGATCCCGAAATCGGATTCGTAACCGTTAAATTGGCCAGCGTTCCCAGGCCAGTAATCCCACCATACGAACCGGACAACCTGGCGCTGTCGATTGTGCCGCTGGTGATTTGCGTTGCGCCAATCGCAATGCTGACGTTGGCCGCAGCGGTCAGCTGGCCTTGAGCGTTGACGGTAAACGTTGCAACCTGCGATCCAGAACCGTAGGACGTTGCGGTTACCGTCGTGTTTGTGATGCTAAACGAGTTGCCCGTCAGCGTTAATCCGGTGCCTGCGGTGTATGTTCCGACGCCGCTAAACTGCGACCAAGGCATATTGGTAACCCCGATCGTGCCGACTCGAGCAGCAGTCGTCACCCAGCCGGTCGAGGCCAGCGTTGCGCCGTCTTCGATGAACGTAAACGCGCCTGGCACCTCGGACCAAACATTCATGTCGCTGCTGCGGCTCCAGCTGCTGCCGCTGGCAACGTAAATGCCGTTTTGTGCCTGGTTGGTCTGCGATTTGACCAGGATGCGATCGCCGGCGGTGAGCGTTGACGTCCAGTCGCCGTTCGTCTGCACCGCCAGGCCAGATAACGTGATGTTGCCCGTCGTCGCATAAACGCAAGACGCCTTGACGTCCAGCCCCTGAGCGACCGAATCGACGTAGGCTTTGTTGGCAATGTCCGTGTTTGCCGTCGGGCTTGTGGCCACCTGGCCGGTGGTTGCGTAAATGTTGGTGAAGTTGCCCGCAGCCGGTACGGTGCCGCCGATCACCGACGAATTGATCGTGCTGTTGGTGATCGTTACCCCATCGAGATTGGGGTTGGTCGGTGGCAAAAACGGCGTGCCGGCCGGTCCAATAAAGGTAATCAGCCCAAAAGTTGGCTCCGGCTCAAAGATCCCTTGAACCGGAACGATGTTCGTCGTTTGAGTAACAGCGGTGCTGTTGGACACGTCGTCCCCTAGTCAGCTTGAACCGGCGTAATGTAAAGCGTGTTTGTGCCGCTGCTGATCGCCTTGAGATAAAACGGTCCTTTCGGGGCCGCAATCACTAACGGATAATTCATTGCGCCAGGCAAAACAAACGCCCCTGAATTTCCTGTACTAGCGATCGTTGGAGTGATCAGATTGGCCGATGCTGGCGCCATCGTCACGGCCGCTTTGTCGGTCCCGGTGTTGAGCAAACAAACGTAATTTGTCTGATCGTTCGTTGTTGGCGTGATCAGCAGCGCCGACGATGCTGAGGTGGTCAGATCGAGGGCATAGGTTGGCCCGCTTGGTCTGATTGCTTCAAGGTTGACCATGATGCTCCTTTACGTTTTGCGAATTATAGGTTCCAAATGCGAAAAAGGGCAGCCCTTGTGAGGCCGCCCCTTTCCTTTCCGATCTTTCCTGCTTAGGGCAGGAAGGTCAGATCGTAGCCGTAAATAAACACGTCTGCGGTAGCAGCTGCGCCCTGCGCCGTGGTGCAACGAATGTACAACGGCGTGCCGCTGATCGCATCCGTGCTGGTGGCAGCAGTCACAACAACCTTGCTTGTCGCACTGTTGCCAGTCAAAGCATAGGCCGACTTGACGGCTGTGCCAGTCGCGCCAGGGCCGGTGTAAACGGCCAGCTGCGCGGTGGTAAGGTTGATCGAAGCGTTAGCCACGATGATGCTCTGAACGCTAACGCTACCTGCGACCAGGATGTTCGCAACGGTATCGGCAACGCTGTTGAGGTTCACCCCCTGGGCCGACGCAATCAGGCGCAGTGCCTGGTTGGTCGCCAGATTAGTTGGGTGCGTGGTGGTAGTCGAGGCTGGTCCGGGATTCGCCATGATTTAGATCCTTTCGGTTTAATGGTTAGGCTGCAACGCGGCAGGACAACTCTGAATAGAGCGGCGCCCATCCGTACAGAACATCCAAGCGGGTCGGGATAGAATCGTTATTGATTGTATATTGACGGACCACTCGAATCGACAGGCCCAGATCCTTGTCGCTTGCGCGGCCAGCAAAGTGGACCCCATCAGGCAACTCGAGATCAGCCGTTGCCAGCGTGAACGCATTGCGGTGCATGATGATGTTCTGCGGGCTAACGGTGCCGGTATTGTTGAACGGCGTCACGGCAGCGGTCGCGCTGGTGCTGGTCACGGTCACGTTTTGAAATTGGCCGCCAGTGATGATCGCAGGCGACACAGTCACCAACGTGCCAGGCGTGGTCGCCACGGTCGTGGTCGCAGTAACCACGAAATTGCGAAGTTTGCCCGAACCGTAAGCGCTGCGGTTCTGCGGGTTGACGGCGTAAACGCCAGCAATCTGGATCACGTCGCCCTGGTTAAGAGTCAAACCAGACGATGCCACGAGGGTAATCGTCGAGGTTTGCGCCCAGCCGGTGGCGATGCCGAACCCAGTTGCAGTCGTGTCGACCGTCAGGGTTTTGCCAGTGTAGGAACCAAAAGTCTGGTTCACAACGTTCTGATCCATGTACCAGTTCATCCCTGCGGAGTCGCGGCCCATCATGCCCTTGCGAAACTGGCTGCCGATCGCCTCAGCTGGAACAAACAGACCCTTAAGCGAATCAACGATCGTTGCACTGGTAAACGGCTCAATCACGCAAGAACGGCGACCGTCACGCGGTGCGCCCTCGGCATCGAGGTAAGCGCCAGCGGTCAGGTAAGTGATCAGACCAGTTGGAGGCACTCCGGCCGTTCCAACAATATTGGCGGTGTTGTTCTTGGCTAAAGTCAGACCGTCAAAGTCGATCTTATTTGCAATCGCGGCCACGGCCGGTTTGAGAATGCGGTCAGAAAATGCATCCAGGCTCAATGCCAGATCCTGGGTCGTAAACTGCGTGTCAACGTGAAATTGAGTCGACAACGTAACTGGCACGCTGGTTTCGTTGAAGTCTTCAACGTTCAGCGCAGGTCCGGTCGTACCAATGAAGCGGCCAGGACGGCGTACATTCAAAGTATTTCCGATTTTCGCACCCGTAACCGCGAATTGATCATCATATTCACGGGTGACTTCGTTGGTGAAGGTGAGTTCGTTTTCCAAGACCATCAACGCCTCGTTGGTGATCTTGCTAATCGTGAGTAAATTATTGGCCATTTTGGGTTCCTTTAGGAAAAATTAGGTTTCAGCGAATTTTCTTTGCTTGTCGAGCGGCTTTCCACTGCTGATAAGTCCCATGGAAATTGCCATCGCCGTCCAGGTTGTTATCTACAGTCGAAACAGCCCCACGAATGGGCGTAATCGGCGCTGGTGCTTTGCTTGATCTTGCCACAGTAGGTTTTTCATCCGGTTCGCTTGCCGCCGGCGCCTTGGCGCCTTTATCGAAGCGGGCTTCCAATCGCCCAATCTCTCGCAGCGCTGAAATGACGGTTTTTTTGCCCAATTCCTGGGCAAAATCAGGGTTTTCGGCCAAGTGATACAGGATTTGCGGTCCTACATCGCTATCCATGATCGCATCGCGCACTGGGTCAGATACTGCCACTTCGCTCGATTGAATCATTTCGTCGAAATCCGGCATAGTTTTGCGTGCCTGGTCTACTCGCTTGGCCCAGCTCTGCTCGAACTGCTGCCGCGCTTCCTGGGCTTTACGCTCGCCTTCTGCACGGTCCCTTTCCATCAATTTCTTGTCAGCGGTATATTCGGCCAGCGCTTTCGCGTATTCGAACATATCGTTGAATTCCTCGGGCTTTGGCTCTGGCCCCAGGGCGTCCGGCTCGGCTTTTGCCGCCTTCGGCTGCGTCCTGGCTTCCAAATCCTTAAGCCTTGCTTCCAGGGCTTCCCTCGCTTCGCGTTCCTTGCGGGCTTCTTCCCGCGCGGCTTCCCGCTGCTTGGTTATCTCTGAAAATCGGCGCTCGATCTTCGGGTTTGGTTTGCGTTCCTTCTGTTCTCCCTCTGTTGCGTCGCTCGATTCACTGTCGTGGTCGGTTTGATCGACGTCGACATCCGGCTCCGCTTGCGCCTGGTCAGGCTCTGCGGCCGCAGATTGCTTTGGCTCGTCTGCCAAACCCATTTTGCGAGCAGTAAATTCTGCGAGGTTTTGACTCGTCACTACATTAGCAGCAACGCGCTCTTGCACTTCTGACATAGGATTACCCTACGAATAAACCCAATGAACCCATTGGTAGGCATTTCGCATTGTCAATTTGCATTGCGTAATTGTCAACACGGTTTATTGAATAACATTCATTGGTTGGCCAGGCGCACCTGGTTGCTCAGGCATTGCAACCTGCTGCGGGACGGTCGGCGGTGCCATATTCGCCATGACGCCCTCGAGGCCATGCACAAACGGGCTTGATCCTTCGTGAATGTCGCTTGCAGCCACGTCGGCAAACGCATACTGCTCGGCATTCATCCTGGCAATCATGCGCGCCAGGTCGGCAGGCGACATCTGCGCCAATAGCAGCTTGACCACCGCCTCGATTTCGGTCTTGTTCTGACTGGTAATCGCGCGGGTATTTTGGTCATTGACGCGCACCTCGGCCAACGTTTCGGTATTGTGCGCCTTGGCCATGGTCCGCATAAGTTCGCGTTTGGTTTCTCCGTCTTGCTTGATGGTTTCGACAGTTCCCTTGTACTTAATATCGAGACCCATTGCGGCCATCTGATTCTGTTGGTCTTGCACCGTTTTCTGCAGCTGCATCAGCATCATCTGAACCTTCGGAGGAATGTCCGATTTCTCGTCAATCTGCGCCAGCGGGTTCATCGCTGCCAAACGGTCGGCAATAATGTCCGCGCCTGGAAAGTCCATGTTGCGAAACATCAGATCGCCAGCCACCTGGAACACTTCCTGGTTGCCCATGAGCGGCAGCATCGCCTCGATCGCCTGCTGGCGCTTGCTGTTATAACCAGGCCCGGTATCCATCACCACGTCATACTGGCCGACCGTGACATTATTCAGCACTTCGCCGGTTGCTTGAATGTCATTGATCGTGATCATGTCGGGCTTGCCGTCGACGCCAATAATCCGTAAGACGCGCTGCGTGTCGTAGATTTTTGGGATTAGGTCGAGAATGATCTTTCCCGTCTGCTTAATGCTGCGGGTCATGTTGTCGTAAAAGTGGAAATTGCTCAGATCCACCTGGTTCTGTTGGCCAAGCAACGCCTTGCCTGACATATTGCCTGGCAGCTGCTGCGATGGGTCAAAAATGCCCATCACGGTCTGCAGGTCGTTATTAACCTCGCTCGCCGCACTCATGATGCCAACGGGTGGCGGCTCCGGCTGCAGGCGCTGTGGTGGCGGCGCAGGCTCACCGTTGATGTCGCGCATCTTGTAGCGCAGCACTGGCATCGATTTGATGTTGGCCAGCGCCCATTCGTTCTCGTGGCCTTCGTCCTGGCCCTCAGCCATCACCCACTTGGCTTTGGGCGCCAGGGCAATCGATTCGGTCATCGACGTGCGCCAAAAGTTGTACATCCGTTGCGGGTCTTTAGCAAATCGCACCAGGCCGTATTTCTTGCGCTTGCCTTCGATCACCACCTGGGCGCCGTAGCACGGGATAACCGGAATCCAACGCCCTGGCCAGTCCTTTTCCTCAAGGATTTGCATCGCGGTCAACTTGCACCACTTGACCTTGCGCCTCAAGGTTTTGCGTCGATCAACCTCGATGATGCCTGCTTCGTCCAGCACGGGTTTGGGCGGCAGCTTGTCGGCGTAAACCTTGGTGCCGTCGGAGAGCATCACCAGCTCGGCCCGCTCGTGCTCGATGTACCAATATTCGGCAATCCGAATGTCTTCCTTCATAACCCATTCGGCGGTGTCGTCGCCGGTGGCTCTAGGCAGGAACCCAATGCCATCGTCGGCGTCTGGGTACATTTCCCGAAACCGATCTTTTGAAACTACGGTCGTGATCAAGCATTTCTCAGCGTCCGATCCATCCGGCGCCACGCTATTGGGGTCAAAGTAAACGCCAAACGGGTTGTCGACTGGCTCGATGTAGATTTCCTGGTCAAACGAGTCTTCGCGCACATAGTCGGTCACCACGCGCCAATAACCCCAGCCCATGCGAACGGCGTAGTCGAACGCCGTGTCGTAGGCCGTGTCTGCGTTGCTGTTAACCTCAATGTGCCTGGTAATGCCCTCGATCACCTGGGCAATCTTCAAATCGCCCTCGTTGTTGACTGGATGCACCTTGATGCGCGGGCGCTGCTGCCGCTGCTGGTTGGTCACCTGGCGAATGTACGGGTCCAGCTTATTGATGGTCAGGCAAGGGCGCGACTCGATGTTGCGGCTGTTCTGAATTTCGACTGGCCACTGATCGCCGGCCGCGAATTTCAAATCCTGCAGCCCTTCCTGGCGATTGTTGCTGTCGGCTTCGCCAACCAACTTCAGGAATTTAATCGCGTCTTGAATGCGCGGGTCGCTTGATTGGTCTTGGTAATCTGACATTTGTTTCTTTCCTTAACCCATCCAGCCGCCCATATGGGCGCTTACAGGCCGTTTCCGAGGCTTTGCCGGTTCCTTGATCATCAACGCAATATAACGGAATGCGTCTGCGCCGTGGCTGTAATGGTCATGCAAAGGGTTTTTGCTAAACAACCCGGTTTCTGGGTCTACCTCGTAGCGGTAATGACGCAGGCAGTTCAGGCCGTCAGCGCAATTATCGCGGTCAAACCATAAATTAGGGAATATGGTTCGCGCAGCGTTGATCGAGTCCACAATCGGAACCCTCGGCATGATGCTCGTGCGAAACCCAGCTGCGCGCACAATTTCCTCGATGCTGCGCCCATTGGCCGCCAGCGTCTTGTTCTCGGCATCGTGCGGCAACCAGATCGTGTCGTAAACGTAACCAAAGGTCTGCAGCTGCGCCAGGTAACTGGTCATCGTGCGCTGGCTGCCTTCAAAGTATTTGATCAACCTGGTTTCCATGCCAACAAATTGCACAAACCACCAGGCGGTGGCGTCCGACCATCCCAGGTCGCAAACCGCGTGAACCGGCTTGGCCGGATCGTATGGCACCCTAGTAATCCGATCCTCTGCTTCGGCCCGCTGGATTTCGTTGGCGAAGATTGCGCCGTCGACTGTGCGCCTGCACATTCCTTCCCAAACGTTGTTGTAGGCGTTCAGATCGCGTTCGCGCAGGGCGTCTTTCTCGGCCTTCAGCGTTTCAGGAAACCAGGGATTATCCGACCAGTTGATCTTGATCAGGATCGCATCGCGCGGTGGCTTGGCAACAAACCGCTGATAAGTCTCGTCGGTCTCGAGGTCCGGGTTAAACGACACCCAAATCTCGCTGCCTTGCTTGCGAATAGTCGGGATAAGGATATTCCAGGACAGCCGGCTGACTGTCTGTCCTTCCTCAACCCAACAAACGTCGACGCCCTCGAATGACTTGATATTCGTGGGGTTGTTCTTTAGGCCAATGAATGCGAACTCGGTGCCATTAGCGCCCCGAATCGAGTTCTGCGTAATCTCGTAAAACCCAAACAGGCCAAGCGCCTCGATCTGGTCCGACAACAGCTTGTGTACCGAATCCTTGATCGACGCCTGGAATTCCCTGGCGCACAAGATTCGCATCTGCTTCTTGGCGCCCAGGATTAACAGCGCTCGAGCGATCCCCCATGACTTCGCGCCACCTCGGCCGCCGTACAGAATTTTGTAGCGTGATTTCTTAAACAGCGGCTGCAGTTTGATCGGAAATTGCGCGCTCGCAACTGCCTGGTCAACTGTCGAGGGAATCTCTGCTGTTTCCATCTGGCATCACAAAACTGACTTGAATCGACGGGCTTTGCAATGGCGCGCCATCTTTCCCGGTAATTTCTTGCTCAATCTTATCGCGCCAGCCTAATACATTCTTCGCGGTAAATATCGCAAACGTGCTGTTGTATGCGTTGCCAATCGTGCCTTCGATTAGATTTGCTTCTTGCAAATCTTTTGCTTTTTTATAGGCGTCAGAAAATTCTGGATGCTTTAACTCGCCAGTTTCAAATACTTTAGCAGTTGCCCAATCATGCAACGTTTGTTTTGTAACGCCAATGTTTGTTGCAAACCTTGCTAAAGTCGGAAATGTACCAGGCAAATTTTGCCGAATCTCATTGCCTTTAGCGTCATGCGTAATAACTTCTCTGATCGGCGGCTGACTGAAAAACTCAATCAGCATATCGGCGAACGACGGATCATAAACAGACGGTCGACCAACTGGTCGTTTGACAGGCGCAGCAACGCCCTGGCCAATAAGCGGCGCCACGGCTTGTTTCTTGGTTGCTGCTTTGTCCTTCATTTTTTCTTCGATGCTTTCTTCGCGGCCGACTTCTGCGCCTCGCGCTTCTCAGAGTACGCAATCGCCACTGCCTGCTTCACAGGCTTGCCGGCCTTAACCTCGGTCTTGATATTTTCCTTAAACGCCTTAGGCGTCATTGACTTGATCAGCGGCATGATCGGCCCCCATGGCTTGAGATTCTTCCTCGGCAACAACGCGGGTATATTCCTGAATCGCCCCGCTAATTTGCAACAGCACTGCTTCGTGCTGCTTGGCCATCTCCTGCAATTTTTGGATGCGCTCTTTCATTTGGTCCGTAGTCATTTATTACTGCCCATGAATGACGCAAAAATTCAACACCACTGCTTCACCCAGTGCGCCGCCAGAAATGTTTCTTAACGTCA